GCCACGCATACCCATGTCATTAGGATAATATCCTGAACGCATGTCTCTTCGTGCAGTACCACCACCTTGCATAACTGCTCGGCCGGTACCTTTAGTTTGTATTCCAAATTTTTTACTCATAACACTCCTTTTATATAGTTTTTAATAATTGTTGTCTAGTCTTTAAATGTTTTTTTAACCACCGCTGGAGTGGCTTTTATGCCTCCCCAAATACGTTTAGCTTTAGCTTTAGCCTTTTTAGCTTCTCCTACAGCATGATCAACAATAACTTGTTTCCAGCCCTTACCACTCGTAAGTCTTTTTTGTTTATTTATATCCATTATTTCTTCCCTCCATTACGGAATATCTGTGTACCCTTTATACCAAAAACGCTGGCTACTACAAGTATCCAAAGATTTGTAAACCATTTTGGCAAATTCGAGAAATACTCAAAAAAGACGTCTATCTTCTCCATAGCCGCCGGATCCTCTGTCCACACCGACCAGGCGAGCACAATTATCGGGAGTGTTAATATCGCAAGAACGATTTCATCCTTGTAGTCGTTTTGCCGAGCTTCTAAAAGCTTGCCCTGGTAAGATTCCTCACCGGAGGCCATGCGCTGTGCATGCATAAGCTGTGCATCTGACATTGCCATTTTCGTCTTTTGACGATTGGCATATATCTTACTCCCAGCTTGTAAAGCAATTTTTGCTAAACCAAACCAGGCCATATTAGTACCACTTAACTTCTGATTTTTTATCTTTTAACATTCTACGCTGGCCACCCACTTTATTTACTACGGGATTGCCTTCAGGAACTTTAATCTCAATGCCACCTTTTAAAAGGCCGTCTTTATTCAAGAACTGCTTTTGATTAATTCCTTTGTAGAAAGGTTCTTTGTCTTTTGCCATATTTCCTCCTTAATTGTTATAGATTATCTTCTTGGACCTTTCAAGGTCTTTACATCCTTACGTTTCATATCAGCAATGTCCATTTTTACAACATCAGACATATGCTGTTTAGTTAAAGATGTATCAGCTCTTAATTCAGCCAATTCTTCATTTTGTTCAAGTTTATCGTCGGTAATGTCCCGATTTTGAACTAATTTCGCTTTATCGATGTTAATTCTTGCTCCCATTTCCTCTTTTTTACGTTCATTTTCCATTGCCTTCAAATCAACCTCTCTAGATTTGATTTTAAGCAAAGGATCATGGTCAAATTGAGAAGTAATTTTCTTTTCTTCCTTCATGAACTCTTCCATCATTTCAGAAATTAAAATTGCCTTTCTAGCTTCAATTTTCATGACAATTTGTTGTAATTGTTGTTGCGCTTGTGGGTTTTGCATCGCTTGTTGCTGTAATTGTTGCAACATCATAGTTTCTTGCTGGAATTCGATGTCTACTTGTTCTTGAGCCATCAAACCAATGTGTTCTAAAATGTTTTTTTCTGATGAACCCATCACCATCGGGTTATTTCTCACCATATTCGTTGCCATGAAGTAAAGGTGCGACGTAATGTGCGCTCTGTGGTCTTGACCTCTATAAGCTTGGAAAGGTTTTTGTGTCATTGCCTTAATATTTTCAACCGCTGGGTCAGTAGGTTGTGGTGGAGGCGGTGGAGGTAAAATTCTATCAATATCTTTAACGCCTAAAGCCTCGTACATCTTACGATACGACTGATATAGGTTGTGCATCTGTGGATTTGACATCGCTAACTGTAATTCCGTCTGTGCCATGGTAATTCTTTGAGTTTGAGAGAAAATATTCGGGTCAGCAACCGGTAAAATATCAATTCTTTCATCAAAATCCTGAACTTTAATTTCTCTTTGTCCTCCAACCACATCATAAGGGTAAACGGGAGGTAAATATGTTGCAAAAACTTTTGCTAATAGGTCAAATTCTCTTTTTAATGCTGCATAAAGTCTTTTATGAATAGCACTCATCACTCTTGAGCCTCTTTCAAGTAAAGCAACCGTAGTTCCAACGGCAGCTTGTTGATTTCCATCACCTACTTGCATATCGGCAATCGAAGCAAAACGTTGTCCTGCTGCAACCACGATTCCCATCAACTGTAATAGCGTTTGGGAAGGCTCTTTATAAGGTAAAAATTGAAAAGCGTCTTTTAAACTTCCACCAGGAGCATCCACATCTCTGAATTCTCCAGGTTGAATCGGAGCTGCGTCATCTCTAACTCTAACTCCTCTTAGTTTAAAGCCTGCGGGTAAGTTTGATAATGTTCCTGCGTCTAATAATTGGCGGAGAGCGACCGTTGCGGTACGACTCAATCCGCCAATCATGTGAATCAATCCAAAACCATAAAATCCTAGTCCTGGCAGAAATTTAAAGTGGACAAAATATTGGACTTTTTTCCGAGTTGGATCGTTGGGCGCAAAATTCCTTCTGATAGATAAAACGACTCTGCTACTTTCTTCGAGCGTTACTACATAAGGAAGCTTTATTCCTGTAGGTTCCCCGTCGGGGCCTACGTCTTCGAATCCTTCAATATCTAAATTAACATGACACTCTAACAGTGTATAAACATCTTCTTGACGACCGACTTTAGTCGTACCGGCTAATGCTTTTTGTTTTTCTTCAACTTTATCACTCGTAATCGCGGGTTTGGTTAACTCGACATCGCGATAAAAACCTGAAACTTGTTGTTTTCTCAATTCATTTTCCGACATCTTAACCACGTGAATAATGGCCTCCGTGTCATCTAAGGAAGTCGCTGAATACGGAACCACTAAATCATCCGCTTGAACAAATTTAGAAACGGCTCTTTGAAGTAAAGAGTCATAATAAACTTTTTTAAACGTTGAGCCTGCTAACGGTAAGTGAAATAACATCTGATCGAACTCAGCTTCGTATTCTTTAAGATCGTACATGATCTCATAATTCATGAAATCTTTAACACGTTGTGATTGCTGTTCACGTTGAGGATCGCTACGACCAATCACCTGTGTTCTCACCGGCCCATCGGCTGGTAATAGTTCTTTGTAAGCTTGGGCTTGAAACTGGGTTACGGCTTCCGCTAAAACGGGGTGGGTTGCTCCACTCGCGCCTTGAAACGGTTCGGTTTTAATATTGTATTTAAAACCTAAAAGATCGAGTCCTTTAATATACGTTTGTTCCCAGTCTTTTCTTGAATTTTTATAATCGGTATAATTGGCTTGCATTTCTGAACCCAGTTTGGAAAGAAAGCCATCCTCTACCGCATCGGTTAAGTTATCAAAATGCCCCTGGGGTTGTTGTCCATTGAGCTTGGATCGTGGGTCAAAATTAAGTTCCACGCCGCCATCGGGTAATTCGATTTGTTCAACGTCCTCCGTAACTTGATCTTCAACTAAATTAACTTCAGTATCTTCGCCAGTTACTTCAGGTGTTGGAATTTCTGTAGGTTGTTTTACGACATTGGGGAATGTCTTATCTATATCTGCCATTTTCTATCCTATATTTTGAACTATATCATCTCCTGTCAAATAAGTCAATCCTTGCGGTGTTGGACCTCGTTCTGGAGGTATGGTTGTTGTTAATTTGGGTGCACTTTTAGGTCGCCATACTTTGCCACCATCATTAAATGATTTTACCAGTTTAAATTCATATCGTTCATTCTCAGGATTATAAATTACTTCGGCTCGAAAGCCCTCCTTTTCAATGCCCGCACCATATTTCCAAATATCATGATCAAAAGGAACATCCTCTAAAACTTTTTCTCCTTGATAATAAATATCTTCAGATGCTCTGTTTTTATCGTATTCTCCTTTAAGATAAAAATCTTTAGGAAGATCGAGCATAATATCAGCTCCAATATTCGTTGTTCCTATTTTTTTATCTACATCAGGCCCTAGGGGTTTTTCCGTTTCCGTAATCCCCATTCTAGGATTAATATTTAAAGGTCCTATACCTACGGAATCTATAAATCGACCCGCTGCGGCTCCAATCCTTCCACCTTCTGCTTTTTTAGTTTTAAGTGCATCTATTACAAATTCCAGTTCCTGATCACTTGGTATCATTCTTGGATTGCCATAGTGAGTATCCGTTAATAGATCATCACTTTTCTCCATGATATTTTTAAAATTT